ATTGATCTGTTGCATGCCAAACCATTCAGGCACCACGATTCGTACGATAAGTCCATCGATATAGTCATTGGCAGCGGCAGTTATTCCATCATACGTCGTGACTACCACTGCTGGATTAGTATTGGAGATTGAAAGGATATTAATCACAGCGGGTTCATAAAGAGGATCAGTCAAAGTTCCGTAGAATCGTGGTGGCATTCTTTATCCTTACCTACAAGTAGGTGTTTAATAGTACATGTTTACTTGGTTAGCATCCACAATTTGTGGTTGATTGAGGTCATGGTCTCTTGGATCAGCATTGGCAACTCTGAACTCAAAACGGGGGACTTTGTATTCCAATTTCATATTTTCTTTTGAAACTGTCTTACCATCTCTTGAAGCGTTAGCGCCCCTGATGCCTTGGTTACCAGGAAGCTCTTTGTATGCCTTGTAATGAATGCCATGATTAATATGTCTCACTACCATGCGAGGCAATGTATAGCGTACTCTATGGTGTAATTCATACTGTTCGTAGTCATCTTTACCCCACTTCTTAAAGCGGAAATCCAATGATCGCTTTCCTTCTTCATGGACTAAGAATTCACCTTCTATCATCTCATGGTCTTTTTCATATGCTTCAGCCATCTTTTCGGCCATGTTAGCACGGGTAATTTTGCTTTCATCAAGGCGCTTAATCAATAGTTTTTCATCTATTGGCCCTTTTGCTTGGATAAGGCTTGCTTGTTGTACTGGAGGTGTTACTTCTTGAAGGATTGATTCTACTTTTTTATATGACATTGTTTTCTTTCTTTAAGATGGGGGAACCGAAGCCCCCCCATGTATTTATATGTTAAATACCACCGCTAAATGATTTACCTGCAACCCAATACATAACGTCGCCAGAAGCTCCACCTGGGAACCCTGCTCCGCCTTGTAATGCGATACCGATATAACCTAAGTTAACTTCTGAATCACCAATTTGGTTTACACCATTTGGATACAGAGTTGGATTTGGATACACTGCAACTGCCATTTGTTCGCCAACAGGAACCACTTGTGGTGGGGTTGAGAACGCATCAGCAGTTAATGGGAATGCAAACGCGGTGAAGCTAGAAATGTCCACATCAACCGTAATAGTGTTAGTCACACTATCAATATCAACTTGGTTTATAGCAACGATAGACGCTTGAACACCATTCAACTCAGTCATACCAAAAGCAAGAGAAGTAACCGTAGGAATAACAAATCTAACTGATTGACCAACCGTGAAGGCATGGGTAACCGATAGAGTTATGATTGCTTGAGTTCCCGATGCAGAATAAGCACCGGTTAAGTTATCAGCTCTGTTGATCTTGGTAATCATACGAGTTGGTGGGTACATGTATGGATCATAAGGAATCCGTCTAAATGTACCGGTGGTTGCTGCTACAATAGCTCTCATAAACGCTAAAGTGAATGAGGTATTGGCAACGATAGCACCAATAGTGAAATCCAATCCACCAAGTTGCTGAGCACCAACGGTGTTGAAGATACGTACGGTATCACCATTGGCTAATCCAGCAGTAGAACCCGTAGCAACAACAGGAGGTGTAGCATTGGTAATTGAAGTCAATGCAACTGAAGCCCCAGGAACGTTGATAGTATTGTTTACTAAGGTGAAACCACCAGTCGTAATATACTGCTCAAGATTGGCAGCTGCCGCAGCATTGGATTTGAAGGTAGCCCACATAGAGCCAGCAGGGAAACCACGTTGCCAGTAGAATTTTACTGCTACTGCGGTGGTTTGAGATGCGGCACCTTGGGTTAAATTATAGACCCACATATAATCCAAATCAGAGCGAATCTGAAGGATCTTTGTAGCGCCTGTTGACGTAAAGGAACCTTGATTAGTTCCAGACCATACTGAAGACATAATCTACTCCTTAGTTATTTAACGTACACAACATTTGACTGATCCACAAATCATTATACACGCGTGTGACTTCAGCAAAGGTGTAACCAATGGTTACGTTTTGTTGGAGTTGATCGGAGAATTCTGGACCTTTGTAAATAATTCTAGACGAGAAGTTATCTTGGTATACGCAACCAATAGCTTCTAGACCTTGAACAAACACTGAATATACAGTTCTTCCCAAAGCAGATGCAAATTGGCGTTTAAGACCAACGCTGGATAGCATGAATCTGACGTTATTCACGACCCCCCATTCCGCAGCCAACTTCATGGAATTTTGATTAGGATAATTCCACTTAGGATTAAAATTTGGCAAACCATTGAGGTCGTTTGACAAATCAGTATGTCCCATTGCTAGGTATGCATCGCGCACAGGAGCAGTAGCGAATCTATCTTCACCAATCTCTCTATCGAATATCATCCAAGCATCGTTGCTTAAGAGGCCAGTGGTTACATTACCAATGTCTGTTACAGACAAGTTAGTAGGTTGATCACCATTTTGGCCGCTTGTGCACCAATATTGAGTTGCGGATGCTTGCAGAGCGTCTCTTGCAAGCTGATCCTCACTCATTCTCATGCTAAGGCCCATTAATTCAGATACTTCAGATAAAATATTCGTACTGTTACTTTTATGACTTATAGAATTTAATCTATTAAGCGGGCAAACTTCTTCGAATTCGCCTCTCATGGTTATCCCATGAGGCCTGACTTTCGCATCACCTTGCGGCGTTTTCTCGTTAAGTCGATCACCGTGATTTATTGTCAAATCTCGATTAGTATTGTATAATGGTTCATGAAAGGATATCGCATGAAACAAAAAAGAAAATACTATAAGAGATGTGCAGAATACGTTCCGAGAATTTACAATCCACTTGATTTGGCCTATCTGGCTGGCATCATTGATGGAGAGGGATGTTTTTATATTGGTAAAGTACCTATTAATAATGGATATAAAAGCGAACATTACAGAAGTTTGCTTACTGTAACAAATACTGATTCGCGATTGATTGATTGGATTCTGAGCACCTTCGATGGGACTGAAACCACAACTCAAAGAATTAAACCTACTCAAAAATACCAACGAATGTTGTTCTCGTGGACATCCACCGGAGATAGATTGAGAGATTTGTGCGAACAAATATTGCCCTACCTTGTTATTAAAAAGGAACATTGTGAAATCATGATTAAGTTTAGAAAAACTTTTATCGCAAGAATGGGCAACAACCAACTCTCTCCTGAGATATTGGCAATTCGCCAGCAACTTTTGATAGATATTCGTCAACTTAATTCTAGATTTCATGATCATCCTTTAAAAGACCGTAATCGCAATAAACCTTCGGCCTTGTCGCCGGTTAGCTAAATGCCACTTCGGGTTCCAAGACAATTAGAGAAAATTTATTCAGGACAACACTTCTATCCTGATTCTGAAGGAATACACGTTGGTTTATAGCACTAAACATTCCATAGAATGAAACGGTAGCATCAATATCCACACGTACCAAAGGCGTTGAAGGAACGGGGTTCCCTTCCTGGCCGAGAGGGACTACCGTGGTGGGTAATCTATCATAACGTGATGAACGTAGCGTAGTACCGCCTTTTTCTTTAAGTTCTTTGGTCATCGCCCCAAGTTTGTGTATGAGTCTTGGCGTTTTAACTGACAGTAAAATGTCATCGCAAGACTGCAATACTTCTGGTGGCAGATTAAGTTGACTATTTACCATAGTCTCTCCCTACAAGATAAGTTTACAGATATGTTTGTTGTTGGATTTGTGACTGACGAGGTCGACTGAGTGTTTAACTCAACGTCTGTAGCTGGCGAGTTCTACGTAGCGCCGTGAGCTGAGCGAAGTCTCAATAACGCTCGAGGGAGACTATAGAAAATATTTGGATGGGAAACAAGTATAAAGTAAAACAGCTTCTAGGGTATAGCGCTAACCAAACCCCAGAAGCCACCTTATAAATCCATAAATTAAAAGTTAGTGAGGTATGGAGGAACCTCACTAACTCAAAGGTGATGAGAATTTAGGAAAACTCATCGTCTATGTGAAGCCTAAATAAAACACAGTACAGAAGGAGGTGAATCAAACTGTACTGTGAAAAATTGGTCAACAATCCATAGGAGGATCGTAGGTAATCTAACTCGCTCTTCGTTTTCTGGCAACTTCTTTCATAATATTTTCTTGTTCGCCTTCTTTATATCTGCGTCTACCATAATCATCAAGGCGAGCTAATGGTGTAGAGGGGATTTGTGGAGCACCTAAAGAAGCTGCTGTAGGTTTCTTTTTATTCTCTTCAATCTTTTCGTTATTGCTTTTAGCAGAAGAAGTAGCAATGCCATAATTCTTTATCATATTATATGCCGTTTTTGCCCGTGCTTTCACGTCTGGGTTAAATCTAATACTATCATAGTCCTCTGGGTATAATCGTTGCAGGGTGGCCAAATTATCATCAGTAACCAGCTCAGAAAAGTTAGTAAGCTTTGTGGTAACTGATTCCACTTCCATCTTGTTGAGTCTTTCCTCAAGAT